TGGCTGCTGCTGGCAATTACTATGTTCCGCAAGCAACCCAGACCGCTGCTACCGGCGAAACGCAGAACGTCGATAATCGCTTTCAGACCATCACGGTATCCAGCACCACTGACCTGCCTGCCGGTACGCCGATCCAGATTCAAGGCGTTGAGGCTGTGCATCACATCACCAAACAGGGTACTGGCTTTGCCAAGACCTTCCGTGTGGTGCAAGTGGTTAATGCCACGACCTGCGTCATCACCCCCCCGATCATCTCGGCCCAGGGTGGCACTGATGCAGAACTGCAATACCAAAACGTCATCGTGACTGCTGCCTCTGGCCGCACCATCACGCGCCTGAACGTGGCTGCTGCGCCTATCAACTGCTTCTGGCAGAAAGATGCGCTGGAGATTCTGCCTGGCCGTTATGCTGTCCCGTCTGATGCTGGTGTCGCAGTGATGCGTGCAAGCACCGACCAAGGCATCGAGCTGGTCATGCAGAAGCAATACGATGTCAACACCATGAAAACCAAGTATCGTCTCGATACCTTGTTTGGTGTGGTCAATAAGCAGCCAGAAATGTCTGGCATCTTGCTGTTCGGTCAAGCCTAAGGAGTTAAATCATGAGCTATCAAGTAATCTTCACCCAGGGCACGGCTGTCGTCACTGTGCCCGCTGGCGAGAAAATCGCCGTTCAGGCCTTCTCACCGGCAAGCGTGTTTCAGGAAGTTGGTTTCCCCAATTTCCCTGATTCGCAGGATTTGCTGCAAGTGGTCGAGAACACCACTTATGTGTCACCCGCATTCACCAATGCCACTATCGTGACCATTCAAGCTGGTGCATCTGGAGCTTTCTATAGCACCGGAACCTCACCGCAGATCGGAAACAATGGCAATTGGCAGCCGCAACCTGCGCCAGCCAACATCGCTGATGGCGGTTCGATGGTTATGACTGCTGCAGACTTGCTGACCAGCATCGTCACTGCAACTCCAACCACAGGACGAAATATTCAGTTGCCCACGGCTGCTGCACTTGAAGCAGCAACTGTGTTTGCAATTGATGACTCGTTCGACTTCAGCATCATCACCTTGGCTGCATTTGCTTTGACTATTACGGTCAATACAGGCGTAACCATCGTGGGCGGCGCTGCGACTGGTGCTGCTTCCGGTTCTGCGGCGCGTTATCGAATCCGCAAGACTGCTGCCAACACATTCGTTGTGTACCGCATCATGTAAGTGAAACAGACAGGCCAGCAGAGATGTTGGCCTGTTTTTTAATGGAGAACGAAATGCCAATGACCAAAGGTTACTCTCAGAAATCCATCGGCAAGAATATTGCGATGAAATCGGGCAAGCCACAAAAGCAAGCTGTTGCAATGGCACTCAGCACGGCAGCCAAGGCAGCAAAAGCCGCAGGCAAGCCAAGCAAAGCTCCGATGAAGAAGATGAAATGATTAAGTCAGCCGCAATCGTCAAGACCAAAACTCTCGCCCCGTGGCGAGAGTTGCGGCTGCAAAAGCGCAAAGCCAAAAAGGTTGCAATGCTTGAGCGCAAAGCGATCAAGCAGTATTACCCATCCCGCATTGATGCCCCAATCATTGAGGTGCAAGCTTCACCGCAGGATGATGCTCCCCCAACCCGCACTGAGCTGGAGGCCAAGGCCACAGAACTTGGAATCAGGTTTGATGGTCGCACAAAGGACAAAAAGCTGGGACAATTGATCCAGGACAGACTGTCTACAGGAGAATGACATGGGATGGACCAAGCGCCAATTTATTGAGCAGGCTTTCGATGAGATTGGTCTGGCCTCCTATGCCTTCGACCTCGGCCCAGAGCAAATGCAGTCTGCTCTGCGCAGGCTGGACACCATGCTGGCCGCCTGGAATGCTTTGGGCATTCGTCTGGCATACCCGCTGCCATCCAGCCCCCAGGACAGTGATCTGGACGAGCAGACCAACGTGCCCGACAGCTCCAACGAGGCCATCTACACCAACCTGGCCATCAAGTTGGCTCCGAGCTACGGCAAGCAGGTGATGCCTGACACCAAGGCCACGGCCAAGGAGTCGTACAACACGCTCCTGTCCCGTGCTGCCATGCCAATGGAGCAGCAATTGCCCAGCACCATGCCAGCAGGCGCAGGCAACAAGCCCTGGCGCGTTTACGACAATCCATTCATTCGTCCACCAGCCGATCCCGTCCTGGCCGGTCAAGACGGCCCAATCGAATACTACTGAGGAACAGCAGTCATGCCAACGATCAATCAACTATCGCCCATTTCTCAAGTATCCGGTGGCGATCAGCTCCCGATCTATGTGCCCAACAATGGTGACGCACGCAGGGTTTCGGTCACGCAACTGCTTCAATATTTTCAGCAGACGTTTGCATCTCCGACCTTAGCGACGAACCTATACGTTCCAGGCACAGGCTTTAACATCACCGTGCCAACACCCGTCAGCAATGACCAGTGGATGCTCTTGCAGCCTGCTGGAACACTGGCAACTGGCACGATCACCCTGCCATTGAACACTGGCGTGCCTGATGGCACCACGGTGCTGATTACGACCACGCAAGAGATCACCTCGCTGACCATTGCCCTGAATGGCGCATCTGCCATTTTTGGTGCAGTCACAAGTCTGGGCGCAGGCTGTGCGGCTATTTATCGCTTTTACCAGCCCACAAATTCTTGGTACAACATCAACGCAGAGACAGTTTTTGCAGCAGGCATTGCTGCATGGTTGACCACGCCATCCAGCGCCAATTTGCGTGCGGCAATGACGGACGAGACCGGCACTGGTGTGCTGGTGTTCAACAACACCCCGACTTTAATCACGCCAAACATTGACGCAGCCACAGGCACAAGTCTGGCAGTGACTGGTGCAGTCACTTCATCTGGCACGGCTGGCGTGGGCTATGCCACAGGCGCAGGCGGCACTGTCACCCAAGGGTCAAGCCGCACCACAGGCGTGACGATCAACAAGACATCTGGTGCGATAACCCTGTTCAGTGCAGCAGGCACAACTGCGGCAACAACATTCACCGTGACCAACAGCACCGTTGCAGCAACCGATGTCATCATCCTGAGCCAGAAATCAGGCACAGACCTGTATGATTTGATGGTCACAGCAGTGGGCGCTGGAAGTTTCAACATCACATTCCGCACTACGGGTGGCACGACAACCGAGCAGCCCGTTTTCAACTTTGCGGTCATCAAAGGCGTGGCTGCGTAATGGCCACCAAGCCCAAGTCATCTGTCAATAAGGCGGCTGTTTACACTAAGCCGACTATGCGCAAGAACCTGTTTGAGAAGATCAAAGGGCAGGCTGTGCAGGGCACTGAAGCTGGGCAGTGGTCAGCTCGCAAGGCGCAATTGCTGGCCAAGCAGTACAAGGCCAAAGGTGGAGGTTACAAGTCATGAAGGCCACGCAGAAATCGCTCAAGGACTGGAGTGCACAGAACTGGCGCACAAAGTCTGGCAAGCCGTCCAGCGAGACGGGAGAGCGTTATCTGCCCGAGAAGGCCATCAAGGCTTTGACACCGGCTGAGTACGCTGCAACAACCCGCGCCAAGCGCGAGGCCACATCCAAGGGAAAACAGTTTGCAAAGCAGCCCAAGAAAGTGGCCGCAAAAGTTAAGGGTTACAGATGAAAACCCCAGCCTACGCACGCAAAGAAGGCCAGAACCCCAAGGGCGGCTTGAATGCCAAGGGCAGACTCGCGGCCAAGGCTGAGGGCATGAATCTCAAGCCTCCCGTCAAGTCGGGCGACAACCCAAGGCGAGCCAGCTTCCTGGCTCGAATGGGAAACATGCCTGGCCCAGAGATGAAAAACGGCGAGCCGACCAGGCTGCTGCTCAGTCTGAAGGCCTGGGGCGCAAGCTCCAAGGAGGACGCACGCTCCAAGGCTAAGGCAATCTCCGCACGCAACAAAGCCAAAAAGTGATGCCATGCAAGTTCCAATCCTAAGCGGCATCTACACTGACAGCACGCCAGAGCTGCGCACCGCCTACCCTGTGAACATGGTGCCGGTGCCAAAGGCGTCAGGCATCAGCAATGGATTCCTGCGCCCAGGCGATGGCATCGTGGCCAACGGGACAGGCCCAGGCATTGACCGTGGCGGCATCAACTGGAATGGCGTCTGCTATCGCGTGATGGGCACCAAGTTGGTCTCCGTGGACAGCAATGGCGTTGTGACCGTGTTGGGCGATGTTGGCGGCCCAGTCACCGAGCTGGTGACAATGGACTACAGCTTTGATGTGCTGGCCATTGCCAGTGGTGGTCGATTGTATTACTGGTCACCAACTGGAGGCTTGGTGCAAGTGACAGACCCAGACCTTGGCGTGGTGCTCGATGTGGTTTGGGTTGACGGCTATTTCATGACTACCGATGGTGCCAATTTGGTCGTCACTGAGTTGTCAGACCCGACCCAGGTCAACCCCCTGAAATATGGCAGCTCAGAGGTGGACCCTGATCCTGTTGTGGCACTCATCAAGCTGCGCAACGAGGTCTATGCCATCAACAGCAACACGATGGAGGTCTTCGACAACGTGGGCGGCGAGCTGTTCCCATTTGCACGCATTGATGGCGCACAAGTCCAAAAGGGTGCTCTTGGCACGCACGCCTGCTGTACTTACTTGGAGCGCATTGCTTTCTTGGGCGGTGGCCGCAATGAAGCCCCAAGCATCTATCTTGGAGCAGCAGCCACCACCCAGAAAATCAGCACCCAAGAAATCGACAATCTGCTCCTTCAGTACACCGAGGCGCAACTGGTCAAGGTTCAACTGGAAGCACGCAATGACAAGAACCACCAGCACCTATACGTCCACCTGCCAGACCGCACGGTGGTTTATGACGCCTCCGCATCTGAGGCTCTGGAGCAGCCCGTTTGGTTCACTCTGACCAGCACCTTGGTCGGTTTCAGCCAGTACCGGGCACGCAACATGGTCTGGATATACGACAAGTGGCTGGTCGGCGATCCACAGTCCAGCTCTATCGGCTACCTTGTGCAAGACATTGGCCACCACTGGGGCCAGCAGGTGCGCTGGGAGTTTGGCACGGTCATCGTCTACAACGAAGGCAATGGCGCGATCTTCAACCGCCTTGAGCTGGTCGCACTGACAGGCAGCGTGGCGCTGGGCACAAACCCACAGATCAGCACCAGCTACAGCGTGAACGGCCTGTCCTGGAGTCAAGACCGCAGCATTGCTGTTGGCACGATTGGCAGCACGGCCAAGCGCCTGGCCTGGTTCCAGCAGGGTCACATGCGCAATTGGCGCATCCAGCGTTTCCAAGGCGACAGCGATGCCCATGTGTCGTTTGCACGCCTTGAGGCACAGATTGAGGCGTTGGCATACTGATGGCAACCGCACCACAATCCCGCAAGTTGAACCTGACCCGTGACCAGCTCGCGGAATTTCTGACCGACCAGCAGCAGATCAGGCAGTTTGAGCTGCTGTTCTCTGCCGTCGATCAACTCCAGGTTATTGTCGGCACGGACTTTGAGTACCAGGCAGACACGGCGGCGGCCACAGCAAACGAGGCGCTGGCTCAGATTGCAGCATTGGCGCAGGACACGGCCGTCGATGATGCCGTGCTGAATGCCAAGGTCCAGCAGGCACTGGATGCCATTCCAAGGCTGGCCCAAGTGCTCAACCTGCTGGCTCTTGCGCCAGTAGAGCAGCACAACAACTCGGTCACCACCGACTACATCGACTTCAACACCAATGCACCTGACCCAGCCACCAAGATCGGCAGGCTGCATTGCGATGGGCTCGTGTTTTACGCTACACCCAACGCCAATAACCTTGGCGTGACAGTGAACGAGCATTTTGTTGCGCGTACTGGCACTAAGACCATGACAAGCAACACATCCTTGCAGGCCGTTTTCAGTGGCGGTTCAGGTGGGTTGACCAATGGCGCGTTAACCGTCAACGGGTCAACATCGTACTATTTTGAATGCTCTCTAAACTTGTCCAGTATGTCTGCTTCATCAGGCAATTTAGGCTTCAGTATTGTTGGAGCTGGCACTGCAACTTTCACATCCGCAGCATGGCACGCCTTTGGTTTGGATGCTACAACGCAAACAACAGGCGCTGCGATTGGCGGTAGTTTTTCAGCGGCTGCTGGAGCTACGGGCAACATTTCCACGGCAGCTACTGGTACATCATATTCAGTGGTCATCAAAGGAATATTTCGCATCAATGCTGCTGGAACTATCATTCCCAGCGTTCAATTGACAACCGCATCTGCCGCTGTCGTAGGTAGAAATTGCTGGTTTAAATGCAACGCCATTGGCACTGACACAGTTGTGTCAGTGGGCAATTGGTCTTGATCTCTTAACTTCAAAAAGGATTTTCTCATGACCGTATCCATCAAGGTACTGATCCCAGCAAAGCAGGCCGAGAGCAGCCAAACCACGCAGTACACGGCCACCAACTGCAAGGCCATCATCGACAAGTTCACTGCCACCAACACGAGCGCAGCAAATGTGACCATCAGCGTCAATCTGGTGACCAGTGGCGGCAGTGCAGGCACGAGCAACTTGATCGTGGACACCCGCGCCATTGCGCCGGATGAAACCTACACTTTTCCCGAACTGGTCGGCCAGGCCTTGGAGCCGAGTGGCTTCATCTCCACCATCGCCAGTGCAGCCACATCGCTGACAATCCGAGCATCTGGCCGCGAAATCACTTAAAGGAGAACAGCATGGACAAATTCATGATGATGCCCAAAGGCTTTATGGGCCTGCCAATGGATGAGGAATTCATCACCACAACAGAAAACAAGAAGAACTACGTCATTGCGGTGCAGGACTGGAACTACGGCCCAGAGATGCCAACCAATGAGCCAGGCGCAAACAAGGAGTTCTACGCAGGGCTGGCCGAGGCCATGCAGTGCACCGAAAAGGATGCACGGCGCAAGCATTGCTCAAACTGCGAGTATTACGACAACAGTTTCATGGCCCAAGTCAAGATCGAGCGCATCCCGATGGCAGCCTACGACAAGGGCGCAGGCTTTCGTGGCCACTGTGAAAAGCTGAACTTCATCTGCAATGACATGCGCGTCTGCCAGGCCTGGGAAGACCGGGAAGAAGAAGAAGAATATTGACGGGATGCCGAAATGTGGGAAAATGCAGCCGCTGAGCCTATCGAGCCGCCAGCAGCTCACCCTGAACAGGAGCTGCGCATGTCTGGTGTCGATTGGTTGAGAGTGAACCTGCAAAGGGTTTTCGCGCTCCCAACGCCAGCCGTTGAGTGGCTGCTCATGCTTTATGGGGCCATCCAGGTCTTTGATGATGTCGCAGACGGTGATTCTGTCGAGCGCGAAGACCTC